TGAATATGGATGATGCTGCGGTTGCCGATCTCGCGATACTTATCGCCCAGCATGGCGAGTCCTCCAGACGTCGATCAGCCACGCTGCCGCCAAAACGGGAACAAACGCCCACGCCGCTGAGATCAGCACGATCTCACATGCTGCCTGCTCTGCGATGATGCTCATGCCGCCACCGCCTTTCTGCTGATTCTGCTGGCGCGGATCAGGCGTCCTGCCGCCTCGATGTGCAGCTTCTCCGCCCAGATGATGTTGACCGCCATCATGTAGCACTTGCGCGCCCGCATTCTCTCCGCGTCGTCCTTCGCCCGCCCCGCCAGGCGCAGCGTCTTGCCGTAGTGCAGCATCCGGTGCGCGTACTGCCGCCACCCGTCGGCGATCGCGCCGCCGTAGCTGATGATCTCCCTCGCCTTTGTCATGACTTATTCCTCCTTCAGCTTGTCGACCAGTGCAAGCAAACTCTGAGCCACGGAACGCGCATGGTCTGGCTGCATCGGATGGAACAGCTTCACAGGCGTGTCTTCCGACTTCAGCTCGACCACGATCCACTGCTTGTCGTTGGCCTTCATCGTTCCGATGCTGAAGGCCTGAGCCAGAACAGGCTTTTCCTCCTGCCCCGACTCCGCTTCCGGCTCCGGCGTTTCCGCCTGGCTGTCCTTCGACGCCGTACCTTCCGACAGCACGTCGACCAGCTTGCTCAGAGCGTCCAGTGCTTCCCCGATCGCCTGTTTGTATTTGTTCGTTCCGTTGTTCGTGCTCATTTGTACATAACCTCCATCAAGTCAATAATCGGCCACGCCAGCCAGGCCGCGCCGATAGCCACCACCGTTAATGCCGCCAGCAGCGGATTGCCCGCCGGAAGCGCCGCCATGTTCGCCGCGGTCAGAAACGCCAGCATCTTCATCTTCTATGACCTCCTCTTCCGATGCTGCAGGATCGCCGGCTGAATTGACCGATACGCCCACAGCTTGCGTCCGCCCCTGCCGATCGACGTCTCCCCGTCGGGGATCACACCGTCGTCGATCATCCGCCGCACCGTGCTGACCGACACGCCGATCAACCGCGCCACGTCTTTGATGCTCAAGTTCTTGTCACGCGGATCCTCGACGATCACCTCGTGCGTGCGCAGGTATCCGGCCAGCGTCGCACAGAGATCGCCGAGCGTCATCGTCTGCATCGCCTCGCTGAGAGGCGTGTCCATTGCCGTCATTTTTCTCCCCCTTCACCTACACCCAGCAGCTCGTTGGGCGTCACCTGCAGCGCCGCGGCGAGCTTGAGCAGGTTGTCGCCAGTTGGCAAGCTCAAGGCCCTCTCCCATCGAAAGATTGATAGCCTTGAACAGCCCACGCGACGTGCAAGTTCCTGCTGCGTCATGTGCTGCGCCGTTCGAATCCTTTCAAGGTTGTTCATGTCAAGCCTCCTTTGCTACAATGTTGTAGCACGTCATGATTGATATTATAGCTACATATTTGTAGCAGTCAAGCCCCCCAAATGTAACAACTTTGGTACTGGCATAATGGTAAAAAAATGTTACATTTGTAACAAGGGAGGGTGTTAACATGTTACCGAATAACTTGCGCGAAATGCGTGACCGTAAGGGTTTATCGCAACAACGTCTTGCCGATATTATTGGGGTAAACCGTGCGACAATTCGGCGATGGGAGACAGGAGAATCAAAAATCACGCTCGACATGGCTACAAAAATCGCCCACGCCCTCGGCGTCACCACCGACGAGCTCATGATGCCGCCGGCTGTGCAGTATGAAATCAACGAGCCGATCACTCTAGACAAAAAAGGCGACCTTCCCGCGAAGGAAGATCGCCTTGATGTGCCGGCCGACGCCGGCCGGGGCGGCACGCTGAAAGTGCCGGTGTTTGAGGATTTCGCCGGCGTCTGCGCCGGGCAGGGGACATTCAACTTTGAGGGATTCGCACATGACGAGCTGGAGATACCACTTTCAATGATCGGCGGCAGTTATTCAAAAGAGCCGGGGCGAGCGCCGTACATCATCCGCATCAGCGGCGATTCGATGGTCGAGGCGGATATACCCGACGGCGCGCAGGTGCTTGTCAACCCCATTCTGGAAGCCGACGACGGGGACACGATCATCGCCGAGTATTTCGACGACTGGATGATCAAATGGGTGTATTGGGACCGCAACGGCGGCGGCGAACTGCGCTCCGCGTCGACGAAATATCCCGTGCGCCGCTTCACGCGCGAGGACGTTCAGAACGGCAATTTCGTCTACAAAGGGAAGGTCTGCTGGGTATTGAACCCGCCGAAGAGGGGAGAATAAGCATGAACGATTCCGAAGACTTCGGCACATGGTGGAACAATGAACACAACGTCACATTGCCTCCCAAAAAGAACAGTAATACAAACAACGAAGAAGAGGAAATGGACGCGGACTTGTTAATCGCTGATGCGTGCTCTACGATCGTTAGCTATCGGAATTCGTATTACGATCAGCTAGGCGATGTTTATCAATCTGATTATTCGAAGAATTTCCTTCTGAAGAACGTCCTTGTCATGGATGCTGCAAGCAAGGCTTTAAAGGGTGCCCAAGACAACCTCAAATCGCTGCAGCGTTTTCATAACGATTTCCGTCTTCGTCTCAGCCGGGCTCAGGACGATATTGTCTGTATGATGAAGCGATGGTGGCAACTCTTCATGCAGGAAATTGAGCAGAATAAGCTCATCGCCAGCAGGCACCTCGCGAAGCACCAGACAGGCGCACCGTATTCATGGTTCTCTCAATACGCCGATCAGAAGCACGGGCAAAAACTCTGCAAAGAAGAAAACAATCTACTGAAAGAGATTGCCGTTGCGATTGATAAATACATCTTGTAAAAAGGGAAGACCAAAGATCAGGCCGTTGTAGGAAGAGAAAAGATGTTCGATGTGTTTTTTCTAGCAGGTGTTTTTATTACTGCGATATACGGTGCCCATTGGCTGCTCGAAAAATGGGGAATACGTGTAACAAGTAGATACACGGACCCAAGCGGAATCCTTGTGTTATTTCTTTTTCTCTTGATACTATTAGCTTTTGGCGTTGTTGGCGGGATCATCAGAAGCATTTTCAGCTGACGCTGCGTAACAAATCGACCAATTTGCGGAGGCCCGCAATATGGTCAATAAATTCAAGGAGGTTGTACTGGTATGAAGAAAGTTCTTTTTGCTGTGATGGTTGTGCTCGCTCTTTGTGCTGTGGCGCACGCGGACAATTATGTGAACGGGTACTACCGCAAAGACGGGACGTATGTGCAGGGGCATTACAAGACGCCTAGTGACAACTACTTCTATAACAACTATTCGTCACAAGGCAATTACAACCCCTACACCGGGAAGAAGGGGTACAAGAAGTCGCGTTCTCCTTATGGGTACTAGTGAGTAAAGAACAAAAAAACCCCCGTGCCGCTTCATGTTGAATAGCAGCACGGGGCTGAACGTATAAGGATGTGATAATATGAGAATATTGCCTAGAGAAGAATTTGAAAGTCTCACTGCATCTATTAAAAGCGAAGCTGCGGCACGCTTAGGAGTTGAACAAATTGATGAGTTCAATGCAGATCATCAAATTATGGTTAATCTTATAACATCTAAATATACTGCCCAGGCTTTTGGAACATCATTTAAGAAAAGGTGCTGTATCATTGCGGGCATCGCCATCACATTGATGCTTCTTTTTTTCTGGCTCTGCCCGTGGAGATATGAGATAATACGACTTATGGACTCAAACAATGGACGCGGGCGCGTTGTGTTTGTTGCCGATCGCCTGTTCAATACTGTTCGCGCCGTCGTGCATGATAAAGAAAAAGGGTCACGAGAACTGATACGTTACTCGTTCTGACAAACAAAAAAGCCCCGACCATTTTGCGGACATCCGCATTATGGCCGGGGCTTTTGATTTCTCAAATTTATTTAAAAAAGAATTGCCTGTTCTGCAGTGTTGCTATATAATTAACGTACGAATTGGGGCATGCGTCTGCGGATACATGCCTGGAGGTCATGGCGTGCCGTGGCCTCCTTTTTTATTCGACAAAAAAGCCCCGCGAACCTGTCGGAAAAATCGACAAGTTCGCGGGGCTGTTTACTTGTGTTTTTCTTGCGAGCAAATTGCGGGCAAGTTAAATTATCCAGTGTTTGCAAGGGCTAGCGCCCTATTTCTTTCTTGCGTTAATCTTGCCAGCAAGTTAAATCTGCGGCTTTTCCGGCTCCGCCGTACCGTCTCTCAGCGCGTCGAGGAAGTCGGCCCACCATTGCAGCATCTCCCGCCGCGTGTCCAGATACTGCGCGTAATTGTACACGGCGCGCACGCCGCCGGGCACATGCGCCAGCTGGCGCTCGATAGCGTCGGCCGGCCACTGGTATTCGTTCAGCAGCGTCGACGCCGCACTCCTCCATCCATGCGGCACCATCGGCGGCAGTTTGGCCTTCTGGCAGGCACGGCGCAGCGCCATCACTGGCGTCATGTCGGACATCGCTTCGCCGGTCTCGGGGCTCGGGAAGATCAGTCCGCTCTCCTTCGGCCGTGCGGCCTCGAGGATCGCCATCGTCTGATCACTGAGCGGCACGAGGTGGGGACGCTTCATCTTCATTCGCTCCGGCGGGATCCTCCACAGCCGCTCGGCAAAGTCGATCTCCTCCCACCGCGCACAGCGGGCCTCGGTCGGGCGCACGAAGGTGTACGCCTGGAACATGAGCAGGCGGTTCAGCCTGGGCGTGATGTTGTCGGCCATCGAGCGCAGGAGCGCGCCCAGCAGCTTTTTGTCCTGGATCGATGCACGGTGCTCGCTCTTCAAGGGGCGCATTGCCCCCGCCAGATCCTGACTCACATCGCGGCTGCACGTTCCGCCGGCGGCGATGCCGTAGCGGGCGATCTGGCCCCAGAGATTTTTCACGCGATGTGCCGTCTCGATCTTGCCCTGCGCTTCGATCTGCCGGCACAGGTCCAGCAGTTCTACGGGCGTCACTTCGCTCACGATGCGGTCGCCGAAGCGCGGCAGCAGGTACGTATCGAGCCGCTGCTGGATCAGGCGAACGGTACCTGGCGCAAAAGTACCGAGGACCTTCATCTTCATCCACTCGGCCGCCAGTTCGCGCAGCGTGACGCCCTCATCCTCGCCGCGCTGGTGCTTTTCGGCCAGCTCGTCGCGCACGCGCCGTGCGTCCTTCAATTTCATCCCTGGGTACCGCCCGAGCGTTTTCTTCCCTCGCCCGTCCCGCGGACGGTACACCCACGACTTCACGCCGCTGGGATGCACAGCCAGATAGAGGCAGTCGTAATCACAGACCAGATACGTTTTGTCTCTCGGTTTGAGGTCCTTCACGATCGTATCGGTCAGAGCCGTGCTGATTGCCTGTTCTTTCCCTACCTTCACCTTCATGGTACTTTTTGCCCCTTTTCAGGTACCGCGAAAGGTACCGCAGAAAATGATTTTTGGCAAAATATGACGCGCCATGAAGAAATAATAAAACGCCCAACCCCCGTTTGCAAGAGGTTGGGCGTTTATGAAACAATATGAAAAAATAAAATGGCTACCCCGCCTGGATCATAAAAGTTGTTATTAAACTCTCATAATACGAGGGATAATCGCAAGCGCAAACGAGTAGAAAAGTACCATAAAAGTACCGCGCCCTATCTGCCCACCAAGTTTTTTGTTCTGCAGTTAGCCGGCTGATATTTTAATTCTATCACGGGTTGTTCCGCTTGACGAGCCATCCCCCAGCAAATCCGGCAATGATACCATAGACAAGGCCTTGCGCCTTGCCTCGACGAACGCGACTACGCCACGCTTTGCGCTCTTCTGTGATCTCCCGCTGCAGTTCTGCAAGATCTCGCTTCATCTGCTGCGTTTGTGCAGCGATCTCGTCCCGCAATGCTTCCAAGGCCTGCTGGCGTACGTCTGCGACTTTTCGCGCTTCCGTCCACCCGGCCACCGTGTCGCGCATGGCCCCGTCCGTCAGATAATAGCCAGATGCGGGGGCCGTCCATCCGGCGCGGATCCGCAGGGCATCAATGCCGTTTTCTGTAGTCTGCGAGCAGGCCGGCAAGCAGGTCAGGCAGAGCATCGTCACTGGCAGCAGCCATCTTCTCAGTCGTCTCATTGCGGGCTTCCTCCTCTTTGTGCTTTGCCGCGTCGAAGATCGCATCGACCCGGCGCTCGTTCGTCTGCGTGTTCGTTTTAATGGCATCGATCGTTTTGCCAACGTCGGCATTGCCGTTATAGCCGCGGGCGTACCACCATGCCATCAGCGCGGCCAGCAGTACCGCCGCAGCGGCGATCAGCCAGGCGCGGTATGCCTTGATAAGTGTTTTGTAGTCAGTCATTTGTTACAGCTTCCTTATTAACCAACTCACAATAAGTCGTATAGAAAACAGAAATCCAGCCAACAATATCAAGCCCGTTGTCAACCTATCCATGTTCCATTCCCAGTCTATAAAACACCATTGCCATTCGGTGAGTTTTTCGATGTTGCATTGCCAATCGGTCATTTGTCCCATTTCCCTTCGTTGAGCCATTTCTGCACGCCGTCGAAGGCGGCCTGCAGCGTCTCCTGGATCTCCTGATAACAAATGTCAAGCAGCGGGCCGCCGACGTAGCCGCCCATCGCGATGATCACGGCGCTCAGCTCGCGGTTCACGTTCAGGGCGTCGAGCGTCCAGGCGATCAGCGCCCCCACACCACCGGCTGAGAACAGGCCGACAATGAAGCGGCGCGCGTTGAACGGCTCGCCCATGTGTTCACGGCTGGCGCGGATGATCTGGAAGCAGATCGCCAGCGCCGCCCCCGTGCCGCCTGTGACCATCAGGTCAATGACCGTTTTTTCGTTCAACTCTTCGCCGGGCATTGGCATCACTTCTTTTTCGTGCGCTTGTCCCAGACGGTCAGGCCAGGAACGTCGCGGCAGTCGATATGGACCCAGTTGTCATAAACGCCGAGGCCGTGGAGATCAGGTAGGACTCCGCAGCGGGACAGAGCTTTCAGCGCCTCGAAGATCGCCTCCGTCGACATGCCGTTGATGTAAAAGTCCATCGCCCGCCCGTACATGTGCTGTGAATTCGGTGATCCACCGGATGCGGCGTTATGATCGCGGCACCGGCAGACGCTTGTGGGGATCATCGGCCGGTCGCCGAGTGCCGAACGGATCTTCTCGGCCAGGCGTATCAACACGGGGTCTGTCCAATCCTTGCCGCAGTGCCTGCAGCAGCACTCGTCGAAGCTGAAGTGTTCGCTGTGCATTTTCGCCATTTTTACCACTCCTTTCATAGAGAAGCGGAGACCGCTGCAGGCCTCCGCTTTTGTGTTGCCCTACTTCATCTTGTCGTACTGCGCAAGGATTCTCTCGGCCAGCCTATTGCGTTCCAGCTGGATGCGGTCGATGCGCTCGCGTTTCTTCTCCGGCGACACGCCCTTCGCCTCGCGGATTCTGGCGATGTCCTTGTTCAGTTCGGACAGACGCTTGCCGGCCTTCTCGAACATCTTCGCGGCCTTGACGTCACGGCTCACCTCGCCGCGCTCGCCTTGTTTTGCTAGTGCCTTGAAACCGTTCTTTGCGGTCTCCGTCTTTTCACGAATGTCGTAGAACCGGTTAATTGACTCCGACGAACGGTACGGATCGACCGTGAAGCGGGAGATGACAGGACGCTCGGAGAACTTCCGCGCCTCGCCTTCGGGCTTGATGAACTGGTCGGGGATCTTCGAGATGTACTCACCGACGCCACCTGTGTATCCCTTGATCAGGTTGTCGATGATGATCGGCGAGACGCCCCACTCCTGTCCGAGGAACTTTGCCGTGCTGCTGATGCCCTTACTGAGACCTTTGGCCAGTTCGCTCGTGTCACGGCGATACTGCATTTCCGGCGGGAGTTTTTCGAGGCTCTGCGGGATCAGTTGCTCACCATAAAAGAAGGACTTATTACTCCACGTCTCCATCAGCGGGCCGAGGACGGTCGGCATGTACGAGGGGAAGACCGCTTCGGCGATACTCGTTCCGAGACCACGGAACGCCGCCGGATCCTTATCAGCGGCCTTGTCCAGAATCCGCTCGACCGCAGAACCGAACTGCCCCACAATGTCGGGCTTGGAGATCCGCACCCATGTGCCGCCCGGCGTCTTGAATACCCAATAGCGGTCCTTGATGCTCCGCGACAGCCGCTTGTACTCGTCATCGTCGTGTCCCATCGCCCACGATATGATGGACGGGATCATGACATAGAGCGCGGTCTTGGCCAAGAACTTCCCCGGATTCGCCGCTGCCGTTCTGGCAATCTTGCTCACGCCCTGGATCGCTGGATTGAAGAACGCCACATAGCGGTTGATGTTCTTCGCGACGGAGCCGCCCCGGCTGAAATCAAGATTGACCTCACGCGCCATGCGTGCCGCGTACCGCTTCGGGTATCCCTGCTTCACGAGTTTCTCGTACTCGGCGTACTTCGGCGCGACTTCGATCATCTCATTGATGCGACCGATGGAGTTATCCCATGCGCTTGTCACCTTAGAGAAGAGGGAATCATCACCGAGCGCCCGCTTGATGCTCTTGGCGATGGACTCGCGGCTGCTGTTCATGTCAAGCTCAGTGATGCCGGAATAGGCAAGGCCTGAATCAAGCGCCTCCGCGACTCTCTTTGCCGTCTCAGGATCCTTGCTCATCTGCATGGCAAGTCCCTTAACGGTGCGATAGAACGGGACGCCCCAGCCGGAGCCGGTCATTGTACTGAACATGCCGTCTCGCACGAAGTTCGTGATGATGAACGCGAAGTTCGCACGGGTCGCACCGAACTTGAGCCAGTTCGATGCCTTCATCGCGGCCTTGGCGATGAGGTGATTCGGAGCCGCCTCTTCCAGCGCGTTGATCGCATTGAGGATGTCCTTGTCGGCGGCGTAATATTTCTTCTTGCCGTCTTCCCAGACGTAGAAGGAATCCTTCCCGATCTCGTTCCCTTCGACGGGTTCGATGAGATCAGCGAAAACGCCCGGATCGGCCTTCACCGCATTAATGAACGTTTGCCCGACGCGGTTCTTCTCGGCGATCTTATGGTAGGTCAGAATGTTCTTGACCATGCTCTCGTAGGGGTCAGCGATCTCCATGAAGGCGTGTTCACTGCCGACGCCTTTCCTGCGCTTCACCTGATTGCTGAGATTGACAACCTTGTTGCCGCCTGCGCTGCCGGGGTTGCGGAGCGAACCGTCTTCATTGACACGGATGAAGGGGACGTAGTTCGGATACTTCTTTTTATACGCCTCGTACTGCTGTTCCGACCAGACGCCGGAATCGACCATCGTGCGGCGCACCATGTTTTCGTAGGCGTTAAGAATATCCTTGTACGCCTTTACGAGGTCAGGATGCTCCAACTCGAACCGCCTGATCACGTCTTCCGTCTGCTGACGGTTCGTCGCAATTCCAGGCTCCATGCCGTTGTTCCAGTAGTCAATCGCGCCCCGTGCCGTCATATAGGTGACGAGCTGATCATATGCCTCCGTGCCGAGCTTGCGGATCGGGGCCATGATCGCCTCGACGTCGGTCTTCGCCTTGCCGAGGAATCCGGGCGCAGTTCTTACCATATCATACGGAGCGTATTCGTCCTTCAACTGCCCGTTCTGGAGCATGTCGGTGCGTCCTGCGGCGACAGCCCTGTCGCGCATCACCTCTTGCAGGCGCTCGATGCGACGGAAGCGGTCGTCGAATTCCTCACGCCGCTTTTCCCACCATGCTTTCAGCACGCCGCCTAGCGGACCACGGGATTCTTTTTCATCGCCCTGCCGCAGTCCAGCGCGGACTTTTTCCTCCGGTGACATTTCCCAATATTCGCGTTCAACGTCAAAGATCGCGTTGATCTTTTGCTGGAGATCGGGATCGTCTGCCAGTGCTTCATCGAACAGTTCGCTGTACTTCGGCGCGAAGGACTCGGCAAGCTGGGGGACGATAGCGCGAAGTCGGAAAAACTCTGCGATGCCTTCCTTGCGAAGATACGCCGCGTCGGAGTTGGGAGGCGATGTGTTCTGTCCGAGCGCCTGGAGTTCGGTGTCGATCTCTGCACTCAGGTTGGCGTTGACTCTCTGCCGCAGCCGCAGTTGGTAATCGACAATGTGACCGATCTCGTGCGTCGCGGTGATCCAGTCCTGATTCCAACGAGTGCGGGCGACTCTGGTCGTCGGGTTCGTATAGCCGAGGACGTTCTTCGGGCCATTGACACCTTTGCGCCACGGCCTGATCTCGTTCAGTCGGGCGGCGATGTCGCGGATGGTGACACGCGACTTCTTGACGGATGCAGGTGTCGGCGTCGGTGTAGATGGCGTTCCCGTCGCGTAATCCATGCTGTAATCGCGTCCCTGCTGCGACTGGAACGCTGCGCCGCGCCCCTTCAGCGCCGGGCCGGTGATCTCGGCGTGGGTGTTGCGTGGGACTTTAGTTTGTGGTAGACTTTCCATATAGTCCACGTCGGGAGAAGATTGGGTCTCTCTCGTAAGGTCGTCAACCACTGGAATCTTGGCGACGCGTGGACTATTTTTCGTATCTTCGGTAATATCATTATGTTCAAACGAAGTAACAAGCCAGTTAATTTTGTTTCCAGTCCACTCTGATTTAATCACGATCTTATAATTACCATAAACAACGTCAAATTTATTATTTTCTTTTGTGCTCGGCGTTATTGTTCCGTTTTTCAATGCTTTCGGGATTATATCCACAGCGTCCATCCCATGTTTTGCAATGATATGGGCCAGCCCGTACCCGGGCTTATACTCATTCTGCGGATTTCCCGCTTCGCCATACACCAGAGAGACATAGCCAAAATTCGGAATATGGAAAGCATCACGAACCCAGCCGCTTTTTTCTTCTAACAGGAACTTGATAGCCTCTTTGCCTTTTATGTCAGAATACTCTCGTCCCCACTTAATCCGTTCCTGATATTCTCTCTGGTTTTTCAAAATCGCTTCATACTCGGCGCGCAGTCGTTCGGCTTTCAGAACGCTCTGATTTGCGTTTGCATTCCTTCGATACGTATCAAGCACGGGTTGCGGCATTTGAGCCTCGATTTTTTCGAGTTTTTGCTGCGCCTGTTCAACGGCACGGAGATTTTGGACATTTTGCGTTTCTTCCAGAGCTTGAACCGTTTTCGCAAAACGTTGAAACTGGGTATGGTATTTTTGAATCGGGATACCATCATGCTGCGTTTTGCGCATCCACTTATCAAATTCTTTCGGTGACATCCGCCCCGCTTCCTGCGGGGCGTTTTTTTGTGCCGAGGTGTCGCTGGCGGCTGTGGTGCTTTCGGTTTGCTGTGTAGTGCTTTCCTTGCCGAGAAGGCGATCGAACAGGGCGCGCACTTCCGGCGAAAGTTCCACGTCGAGGTTGGCAACATTTCTGTAGATGTCGATCAACCACTGCTTGAAGTGCTCGAACACTTCAGCGAGTTTGCTTGTCGGCGCCTCGCCTTCCATCAGGTAGCGCTCGAACGCGCGGGCGAATTTCTCGTGCTGTTCCGTGCCGATCTCGCTGGCGTTCTTGACGCCGAGCCAGTCCATCGCGACTTGTAAATCCTGCTTGAACACAGCGCCGGCGTCGGGATTCTGCCCGAGGTGAACGAGGTCGTCGAGCATCTTGTGGCCGACTTCATGGACGAACGTCGAGCGGTCTGAGTTGAACAGCGTGATCGTCGCGTCGCGTGTCGCCTCGCCAGTGTCCATGAACGAAATCTGGCCGCGGAGTCCGGAGTAGTCCTGCGGGGTGTTCTTGGCGTTTTCCTGATAGTAGCGTTCAAGCGTTGAAATGGCCTTGTCGTCGAACACAACAAAACAGCGGCCGTCTCTGTCGCTCTCATAAGTAATGCCTTTTACGCCGGCGTCGTTGAGCGCAAGCGAGGCCGCTTTCGGACTACCAAGCGCCTCGGCAAGCTGGTTATACATCTCGCGCCCCGTCATACCACCGGTGATCTGGACATTATTGTCCTTTGCAAGGCTGGCGACGGCGCGTTTCACTTCCAATGGCTGCTCTTTCAGGCTTTTTTGTTCGTCGAGCAGCACGTCATTCTCTGGGATATTGGCGCTGTATAGTTTCCCGCCGGACTTGACGTTAGGAAGGATTTCTTTCTTGAACCACTTCGCAGCGTCCTCGTCGAAATCTTCCCAGGGCATTGTTTCAGTGTCCAGTTCTGTCATGAAGCTCTCAAGCACTGCGAGTTTGTCGTACTCTTCGCTTCTTTCGAGCTTTCTGTACAGCTCGTTGATGTCTCGTCCGCGGTAGGTAAAGCCAGTGTCGGCCATTGAGCGATAATCAGTCGCCGTGGTCCGGTCCTTTGCGAAGTACAGCCCCCATCCGTGTGCCTGCGAGCCTTCGCCTTCTCCCATGTGGTCGAGGGTGAATTTGTCAAACTCAAACGGCGAGCCATGCCATGCGATTTGGTTGTAGATATTCCCCGACGAGTCGAATTTGCCGCGATTGTTGACGGACTTGATCTGATTGGGCGAGAACGCGACGTACAATCCGCGATCTTCTCCGACAATCCCGTCATACCCTTCTTTCTTGATAGCACGGTCAAGTTGCGCGATGTACTTGTCGCGGACGTCGGACGTGTAGTTGCCGGAATAAGACTCGAAGATTGGATGCCCAGAAAGTTTTTCATATCTGGATTCGTACTCTGCCAGCGAGATCGGGTTAGTCAAGCGCAGGTATACCGGCATGACCGTCGCTGTTTTCCCCTGTCCTCGTGCGACGGCGGCACTGGCCGCTGATTCTGCGCCGGTACGGTTGCTGGTGAAGTAGAACTTCCCTTTGCCTTGCCCGAGTCCCATCATTCGCCCGGTTTTATCCGTTGCCTTTGAATGTTTAAACTCGGTAATATCTGGCGTTCCAGTGCCGTGATACACAACAAGCGGCTCGCCGTTTTCGTCCACGACCTTTGAGGAGTTGTCAAGAGAAGTCTTGATTTTCGCCATGTCTTGCTTTATACTTGTAAGCACGGCGGGGTCGTTTCGGACGTAAAGCCCGGGGGCACTTTGTGCATCTAAGGCACCCGTCTTTTTTTTGTGCCATGAAGTGACAACAAAATTTTTGCGTTCCCCTTTCTCGATAGTTGCGATAACAGAAACACCATTGATTCTTTTGCGTATTTCTAATGCACGATTCCCCATTTTATCATCATATTCGGGAGAACGAAGAACTTCGTCATAGTTATTCACAATGTACGGGATGGTAGCGATGTCTTCTGGTGTCAGTGATAGCTGTCCTCGCTCCGTCTCTTTAAGGTTCCCGTGGTGATTTTTCAAGTGACGAATGGTGCTATCGGTAATGACGATGCTTTCAACGTCATGCCCGAGCAGTCGCCTTAATTCCGTTGACAGTCTTTCAGAAGGCGCAAATGCGTATTTGCCCTTGCTGTTGTTATCTGTCCACGCGTTGCGGGCCTGCTTTAAGAGCGCCGCACTTTCCCAGTCACCAAACCAGTTCTTAAATTCAGCTGTGCGTACTTGCCTCCATTGTGTCGGCGTCAGATTTGACAGCCGATCATTGGGGGCTTTTTTGTTCGCTCCAACGTCCTGCTCGTACACATTCTCGCCCTTCTGCGGCGCGATTCCCTGTTCGACTTTGAATCGCTCGTACTGATCGCGAACGGAGAGCGCCATGCCAGCTTTCCGCGCTTCGTTCGCGGTGCGGCCGAAGTACGCCGCGACGATCTGCGCCTCGGCTTTGGCCGATTGCTCGTCCCGGCCGGCGGCTTTCAGGTCGTCGACAAGCTGCTTCCGCACGGCCTGCACTTCTGCGGCGATCTGCTTGGCCGTCTGCACGGCGGGCGCGTTCCGGCTGAACAGCGTGCCTTGCGTGCCGCCATCGTCGCCGAAACCGAGCGTCCCCTGGCCGCCGAAGAATCCGCCGGTCGTGGGTGCGGGTTTGGGTGCGGGCTTTGGAGCAGGATTGGGATCGCGTAGCGGTGGAGAGGGAGAATCCGCGTCGTGGGTGATGGTGCTTTCGTCGGCGATGTCGGCTGTGTCATTGAAGGTCAGGCTGCGGCGTTCAGACATACTCTTCCCGAGGCGGTTTGCCGTGTTGCGCGCTTCGTTCTCTCCGCCGAGAGCCCAGTATTTAAAGTATGTGTCCGCGCGTTGAAGTCCGTACACATGCGCCGCTTCTGGTTCCATGCGGCGCGCTTCGGCCACAGTTTGTTCATCGAGATCAGAGTACACTTCTTTGAGTGTCTCTCTTGCCGCGGCGATTGCTTCATCCTGATCGCTGATTCTTTTTTGTGCTAGCTGTTTCTCCGCATCGCTCAAGCTGCTGTCGTTGGTGAGTGCGGCAGCATAATAAGCGCGCTTGATCTGGGCTTCGCCGAGTGCCCCCGTGCCAGATTTCCAGTCAAACATATTCTCGTGGAGATTTTTGTACAGCCAGTCGTCCAGTCTGGCAATTCGATCACCGTATTGTCGTTTGAACACCGCGTTACCTGCCGCATCATCACCGCCACTGGCAAAGCCTTCTTTCCCCTGCACCATGTGCTGCAATTCGTGCAGTAGCGTCTTTCTGCCGTTTATATTCAGCACACGAGTTTTCAGGTTGAGGCAGTTGGTGTTTATGACAATAACTCTTTCCCCGGTTGAAGAGAGTGAGCCGACATACCCGCCGATGTTTGGTCCCAGGTTTTTAAAGAAGAGGGGAATGTTCTTCAAGTCGGGATAGGCGTCAAAGAGCTGCTTGTCGTCGTATACGTCGCCGATTGTAAAGCGACTTTTCGTCACTGCGTCTGCGCCTGGAACGGGCGTGAAGGTTCCGTCGGGCAATTCGTACCGCCAGAGACCATCTTTCAGCCGCTGCCACCCCGTCGCCAGGAGGATCGTGCGCGCGTCCTTGCCCTCTTTTTCCATCTGCTCGGCGATCCAGTTGTTGTACATGCGGGAGGCTTTGTCCTCGTCGTATTTGAGGCCTTCTGTTGTGTCAAGCCGCAGTGCGCCTGCCTGCCCGATGTACATCATGTCTTTGTTGCCGAAGAGCGTGCCCTGCGTGCCTTCTCCACTCATAGCGCGATCCAGCGCCGAACGCAGGAGGTCCATCTTTGAGGGCGGCGTCACATCATCAAACAGGCTTTGCTCGTTCGGCCCGCCCAGGTGTTCGACGCTGTTGGCGTAATTCACGAGCGCGTCGCGGATCACTCCGATTTTCGCGGCGCGCTTGTTTTCGTCGAAGAATTTCAGCAGCATTTTCGTCTCGTCGCTGCGGTCGAGTTCGCTGAACGCGTTGAGCTGGTTGAGATGGTCTTCGACTTTCTGCCCGTTTGCGCGCAGTTCGGAAAGCCAGTTCGCCGCGTCGGCCAGGTCTTTCGACAGGTCGTATTCGCTGCGCAGGCGGCCGGCCTTCATTTCGGCGTTGATTCTCGCCAGCCGCGGCGCGGCTTGGATAAGCGCCGCGCTGACCGTCTTCACGTTGTCATCGTTTGTCTCGGTCATGCGGGCGGCGAGCTGTTCGTCTCCCGTAGCCGCAAAGACAAGCGCATTTCTTTCGCGCTGGATCAGTTGCGGCGTCGGTTCGCCGCGCTCATTGATGAGGTTGTTGTGTTCGTTCTGTGGGATCGTCGCCAGGAACGCCTTGTGAAAATCGCGCTGTCCGGCGGCGGTCTGCTGGAGGTCGGGATTGTACGTGGCGAGAATGTCGGCGGTCAGGTTCCCGGCGTCCATGCGTGCCTGTTCCGTCGCGCTCATGCCGGCGATGCTGCTGCGGTTGCTCGCGTTCGCGAAGGCGACTCGCTGTTCGGGCGTCATTTGTGTGTCGCGCACGCGCACGAGGACGGGGTTCTGCACGCCGGCGACTTGCGCCGGATCGAGGCCGAGGCGCGCGGCGTTGTCGAGAAGATACTGCCGATAGCCCTGCATTGTCTGAGCGCCCTCACGATAGCCGCGCATCAGCGCCAGGGTGCGGCCGTTGCCGGATTCGACGACGCCGTTCGCGTCGACGATGGGCGCGCCTTCGGATGTCAGGCGGCTGTCGGCCAGGCGCGCTGGGTCGAGGTTGCGCGTGATGTTCATCACGTTCGTCTGATTTGCCGTGCGCGTGCGGTCTCGCGGCTGGAGCTCGGCGGGGTAGGCCTGATTCACGCCGAAGTCGGCCGTATTCGAGGTGATGAGGGATTCCGCCGGAACGACGGCGTAGTGTGTCTCGATCTCGGTGTTCCCGTCGGGAGTGACGACGCGGGAGATATTCGCGGGCACGGCCGGCCGCTGTGCGGGAGCCTGCGGGCTTTGCGTCGGCTGCTGGCCGTTGATGCCGATGAGCGTTTTGATTGCGTCGCCGACGTCACTGCCGAGGACGAAATTTCCGTTCTCGTCTGTGCCGCCGCGCACGGACACGGGGACGCGGGTAACGTCGCCCGGAGTTTGAGCTGTCGGTTGCGCTGTCGGTTGCGCTGCCGGCTGCGGCGTCGTCGCGATCGCCTGGCCGACTTGCGCGGTGTTGCCCTGCGTCACTGTCTGCTGCGGCTTGCCGCTGGGCGTCGTTGGTGCTGTCGTCGGGATCACGCCGGGAAGGGGAAAGCCGGCCGTCGAGATCGTGCCCTGCGATGGGTTGGCAATGTCGCTCAGTCCCTGCGGGACGAGCTGCCCGGGGAGCGTGGCCGTCGTCGTAGTCGTGGGAGAGAATCCCTTGGAAATATCGACGCCCTCAAATCCTGTGCCGGTTGTGCTCGGCATGGGCGCGGCTGCCGTCGCCGTGCCGACGTTCTCTGTGGCGCCGGGCGCGGTGTAGACATGACCGGCCTGCGCGGCGTTGGCAAAGGCTTCCTGTACCTTCTGGACGTTCGCGATAGTCTGCTTTTCCTGCGGAGTCTGGGCGCGGTTCTGGCGAATGCTGCTGACTGCGCCGCCGACGCCTGCCATGAGCATACCCGATAGCGCGCCTGGCAGACCTTGCGTCCGCATGTATTCGGGAAGGTTTTTACCCTCTTCGAGCAATGCGCTCCCGTAACCAGACAGAGGCTGTCCGGCCGACTTTTCTGCGGCGTTCTGGAGCCATTCCTGATACGTCTCCTGCGCGCCTTCCTGCAAGCCCTCGCCGAGGACGGAACGCAAAAGACCGCTCGGGACAACTTTCCCCATGCCCTCGGCGACTCTCGGCGCAACCTTCGGTGCGAGCTTGCCAAACATACCGAAGATGTTCTCACTCGCGATGTCCAGCGGAGCCTCAGACCAGAACAAACGATTGGCCGCGTCTTTTGCTTCCTGATCGCTCATGCCCTGCGCGCGCAGTCTGCGATACAGTCCGCCGGCAGTGCCGGCCGCTTCGCTGCCGCCCATCAGAGTCGCCATTGCTGGCAGTCCGCCGAACGGCAGGCTCAGAGCAGCAGAAGACAGCATCATCGGTATGGACGACGCGCTGCCGCTCAACGTCTGATAGACGAGATTGTTCGGATCGCTGACTTTCGCCTGATATTCGCCGGCGGTCTTTTCGGTATTTCCGGCCTTGTCGTAGAACCAGTCGCCGGCGTTGTCTGCGACGTTGCCGACGGCGTTCATTCCGAGTTCGGAACCAATCGCCGCGTTGTACGCTTTGCCGATCCCGCGTGCGTAGTTGCCGAGGGAATTCAGGTAGAATCCGGCAGAATCAAGGGCGTTAGTGACGCCTCCCATGCCGCCGCCGGCGATCGCGTTTTTGAGATCATCGCCGGCCTGCGCCATCTTCTGGAATGTCTGCTCGCTCGGCGCGGCGTTGTAATCATTGTAAGGGTCCGTAGGGTCCTGATAATCCGCCGTGACCTGCTGTTTCAAATAGGCATAAGGCCCCTGCGTAAGGAACTGACGCGCGGCCTCGTCGATTTCTTTTTGAGAAAGAGGCATGTTTTTTCTCCTTCAAAAAAAGCCACGCTTTCGTGAAAAAGCGTGGCTCGTTTTAATAGTTCTGTATTCCTCGCATCAGCGCGGCTTCTGCTGTCTTGTAATCGGTGATTCCTGACTGTTTCATGAAGGCCTCGACCGCGCTGCGCGGGATGGCTCCTGTTCCCGCCGTCGGTGCACCGGTTGCGGCCGGCGCGGAAGGTGCGGGGATTCCTCCTGGCGCGCCGGCTCCGCTCAGTCCGAGAGCGTCATACGTCACGCGCTGCGGCGCGCTGCCTTGGACGGAAATACTGCCGGGCGTGTACGCCGGCGTTTTTGTTGCCGTGGCGGTTGCCGCTGAAGGCGCTGCTGTTTCAGCAAAGGGATTTACACCTTTCTGCTCTGTCCCAAAAGCGTCGGTGTATGTCAGGTCGCCTGTCCCCGTCCCGATTTGTGATTTAACAAATGGCCACGCCTGACCGTACAGTCTTCGCCCAGTAAGCTCTGCGTCAGATGCGGATTTTCCTGCGATGCGCGGGATGGCATCTGCGACCATCTTGTTGATATCTTTCCAACTAAGCCCCTTGGGCAATGCCATGCTCGTACCGCCGCCCGCCACTCGCATATTGGCAATCTGTCTCATGCGAGCGTCATTCATCCTTGCAATCGCCATCTGTGTACCACGGTTGAGCGCGTTCTCTCGGCCAGTGAACGCACGCTGCCGCTGATTCTCGGCTTCCGTGAACCAGCGATTGTATTCGGGATTAATGAAGTTGAGGTTACCGGTCGCGAGATTGTCCATGCCGTACATGTAGGCACGGTTGTTGTAGTTCCGGTTGCCCTCCTTGTCTTGCATACCGGGAAGCGCGCCGAGGATATTCTCCATCTGACGGCCTTTGTAGATTTGGTCGTCTACCTTCCAGCGCGGTCCCATCATGTAATCGGCCTGTTTCAGTGCCAGCTCCATGTTCTGTGGACTCATGACCATGCCGAGGCGGCGAATAAACTCTTCGCGGCTTGGCATTTGCGACTGGACGTAGTTGTTTGCGAGGTTGGCTTTGATGCTCGTGCCGAGCAGGCCGTCGTTCCCGTTCGGGAGGTATTCTTTCGGAACGGTGATCCCCTGCGTTTTCAGTGCCGCACCGAGAGCATCATTACCCGTCGCACTTTGCATCGAGGCGGGATTCGCGATCTGTCCAATGCCGCGAACCTCAGGCGCACTTTCGATGCTCATTGCAGCGGGCTGCTGTGCGCTCGTGGACTGTGCGCCGGTAGGCTGCCCGCCATATCCTTCCCACGCCTGCGCCCACTCTTTGTTGTAGCGGTTCTTTGTCCGAGCGGCAGCGTCGCGCTCGAACATACCTTTCATCAGGCCGGAAAGGCCTTCTTTCAGCGCCGTATTGGCAAGGTCTGCCCACCACGGTTTGTACTGAGGCTGGAAGTAGACCGCCATGTTACCACCTCACGCCGTTGCTGAAAACGCCGTTCCCCCAACCGTAGTTTCTCTTGTAATAGTCATCGAGCGTGTCGCCAGTATGCGCGCCGGCATAGAAATCAGATACGTCAGGTGCGTTGCTCATCGCCTGCTGCGCGACGTTCTGGCTGGCATTAGATAGCGCGAGGTTCGGCGCGGCGTTTTTCGCCAGGATCGCGCCGCCGCCGTTGAACGGATTCTTAAAGTTGCCTCCGAAGCCGTTCTTCATGCCGGTATTAAGATACCCGCTCGCGCCGCTGGTGAGCATATCTCCGACGCTCCCACCGCTCACCGCGCTCCCCAGCGCACCGCCGATTCCCGCACCGACGGGACCACCGAGCGCAGCGCCGCCGAGCTGGAGCAGGGACGGAAGGAACGAACTGAAAAGGCCGCCGCCGCCCTGTACATATTTAACTGCCATAGTCGATCACTCCTCACTTTCCTTGTTTGACGACCGTGTCATAGTCTTCCTTCGAGTCGTAACTTTTCCGAAGTCCCTGCCAATAGTTGTAGACAGGTTCATACTGAGCGAAGGCCGACTTCGCCAGCGTCTGCGGCATAGCGGCCATGTTCTGCATCTGGCTTGCATTGTTGTTGTACGCCTGCTGATAGCCGTTCAGCGCGCTGTTCAGGCCGTTCAGCCGGTTGCTGTAGCCCTGGCTGATGTTCTGGTTGGCCGTGTTGTAGCCGCCGATCGCGTTGTTGTACTGCGCCCCGGCAAGCTGATATCCGTTCAGTCGGTCGTTCCACGCCTGGTTCGCGTTGCTGTGCGCCTTGCTGTACGTGTCGGCCTGAGACGCAAGGGTGTTGTTCGCCTGGCCGTAGCTGCCAAGGACGGCGTTATAGGCGTCGAGATAATTTTTCGCGTAGGCGTCGGCTGCCGCATTGGACAGATTGTTGATGCTCCTGTTGGCCACAGAGCTGTTCATCACGCCGCGGCTGGCGAGGTCGTTGAGCGTGCTGCCGGTGTTCTGATTCAGCTCGCTGTTGACTGTAGACATCAGGTTGCGGCGCATTTCTTCGGGGATCGCGCCCGTCTCAGTGAAGTCCCAGACGGTCGAGGCGAGATCGCCCTGCCTGTCACCGACGCCCTCGATCTTCTTATTGAGGTTGTTCGACTGCGTTTGATAGTTCGCCGTCGCGCCGGCGATCGTGTCGCCGAGATCTCCGAGTTTGCCGGACAGCTTATTGATGTTGTTGATATTCGGCTGCAGAGCTGCCTGTGCTGTGTCCGACAGTGCCGAGATTCGGTCTGCGGTGTTCAGGACGTTGCCCTGCAATCCCGGCGCCGCGTTCAGGGCCGCGTCATAGGCATTGTTGGCATGGTCGATGCGGTCACGTAGATCATTCCATGAGCGCCCAAAATAGCTGTTCGACCAGTCGTTATTGGCTGTCTGATTCTGTGCCTCATATAGTTTTGCGCCTTCTGCTTTTGACAGATATTTACGACCGCCTCTTCCATAAGAGGCATCGTCAAGAGATACCAATGGATGCCATACTTGCCTTATACCGTTATCTTCAGGACGATACCACGCTTCTTCTGTATAGTATCCTTGATTCCCATCCAAACTACCATTTTTCCCGTTCATTACATCGCGATCTGCATTGCCGGTATTGTAATAATAACCACGGCCATCCTGATAAATTTTTGTATTCGCAGTCGGCAACGTGCCGGCAGATACCGCATCATTTAAAGTCTGCTGATACGTTGTCGGAGCCCCGATGATCGGCGCGAGCATGTTATAAATGCCCGTCTGCATATTTTTCAGTTCAGCACTTTCAGGATCTCGCTTTCGGACTGTGGTCGTTGAGCTGCCCCCGCCCATGTTTTCATCACCTCTTTACGTTCGTGTTCTCCGGCGTCACAAGGATGTAGCTATAGACGATGCCGGTGGTTTCGTCCACTTCCTGCTTGACGAGTTCGCCGCCCAGGACTCGCATGTACACTTCCGGCTTACGTTTGGTCACGCAGTACGCGCCCACGCAGGGCACGCCGTTTGCCCGCAGCGTCTCGACCATGGCAAAGATACGCGGGCGCCAATAGCGGCCGTCGCCGCACATCTTCGGGATGAGGAGCCAGTGTTCTTTGAAGTCATATTTCCAGGTGAAAAAGCCGTGCTGCCGGTCAAAGGCAAGTTCTTCGCCCTGACTGAGCTCAAACTTCGACCTGTCCCGCTCTTCATAAACGGCGACCCATGAGCCGAAGCTCATGGGCCCCTTCACTGGACGACGCTTCACCATTTGATAGCGTCGAGTTCTTCCTTCGTTATAGCCGCGTTGATCCGGGCGACGAGTTCGCCTTCCTTATCGAAGCACTCCTGCACATGATCGCGGACTGCCTGTGCGACGGCGATGATTTCGGGCGCTGTCAAGTGGATAAATCCGTTTTCGGTCTTCCAATTCAGCGAATATTCGCCATCGAGCATCGCCGAAACTGCCGCCCCAGTGATAAGGGCTTGACTATCGCGCCCCGTGTCTACTGTCACGCCGTCGACCACCACGCCGCTAATTTCTGCGCTATACCTTGCGGCGGCGATTTCGTTTTTTTTCTGCGCCCTCAAATCATCGATTGTAGGCGGCTGTGGGTCTTGCTCAGTAGGGGAATCGCCCCAAACCGCAAACACTTGTTTTAATGTCGCGGGATCTTGTCCAAAATCTTGTCTGACAGCATCACGACCGCTTGCGCTGTTAATATAGTATTTGCCGTTTAAAACAGCATCGTTTTCTTCAATCGCAATCTGCATTTTCATTTAAATCCTCTTTTTTATTATTCCAATATTACCCACGTTTAATGCCACACCGCTATTTTGCCGAACGTTTAAGTAATAGGTAAGTGGTGTCGTGCCAGTATTATTAATTACTGTCGGCAATATCATATTGGTTGCAGCTGATGGGCAAGCGGCGACACGAGACAACAAGAAGCGAGAGGAGTTCGGCTGTGCCACATTCAGACCGAACCCCATCTGTCTATAACCGTTATCGTTTGCGGCAAAGGCAAGGTAAGCTATCACAAGAAAACAACCAGGTGGAATATCAACCGTCGCAACGTTAGTAACGACATCATTCGGAACAGAAGAGTCCTCAATACCAACAAGAGTTGGACTTTCTGCGAGAGTATCTAGGTACTTTTTATCTTCTGCGCTCATATAACCAACATTGCTTTGTGTTGCCTCAGACCAAGGGTAGGAATTTAGTGTATCAAATAGGTTGTCGAAAAGGTTGTAGACCTTCTGGCTAAAAGTCGCAACAGTCTCGCCGCCTTGGTCTTTCGGTTTGATTTGAGGCTTATCGTCGCCCCAACCATAAGGATTCGGCATGAAATCATCTCCTTACCATGCATCATTGGTCAATCCCGCGTTGGCCGGGTAATCCCATTTATAGCCGCTCGCGGTTTTTACCAGCACCTGCCCAGCGAGCGCCCCAGTGAACAAAGCATTTACCGCCGCCGTCGCCGCTGCTGCCGCCGCTGCGGCTGAACCGGCTGCGGCGACTTTGCTGTTGTAGGCGTTCGTTGCCGACGTCGAGGCGTCGTTCTTATAACTTAGCGCGACCTCCGCGTATCCGCTGGCAGCAGAAGAATAGCCGCTTGCTTCGCCGGCATAGCCGGAAGCATCATCTTTAAATCCTTCGGCCGCCGTGGCATAGCCGCTTGCGGCGTATTTTGCATCTTCAGCATCACTTGCCGCCGCCTGCGCGTCGAGTTTGGCCTGTTGCGCCGCCGCCGCGTCGCCTGACACGTCATCGGCCACAGCCTGCGCTTCGTCGATTGCGGCGAGGATCGTCTGTGTTAATGAGCGGATCGTCGGTGCTGGCTCTCCGTCGCCCGTTGCTGCGACAGAGAACGCACCGAGGAAGAAACTATATTCATCGTCCATCAGCGGAACGCTGACTTTCGCCGTGATCTTGTACTGTCCGGGCTGATCGGGCTGAACAATCGTTTGAATCGAACCGTTCTCTGCCGAAAGGATGTCGCCGGTATACAGAACTGTCTTCTCACGATCCGTCGCAGTCACAACGACGTCGCAGCCAGTGAGGTCAATCGGCACGCCAGTCTCATCGGCAAGCGTCGCTTTAATAACAATCGTGTCGTCTACCGCAACCGCTGCACGCAAGGGTTTATTCGGCGACAGGTATACGCTAACAACATTTGCGCTCACATTCGCCATTAAGCAGTCACCCCCACTGGAACCATCTCAACAGCGAACCTCGTCAACTCGAAAGGTGCGCCCTCGTTGTCAAAATGGAATTGAACAGTATCCTGACGGCAAAGATTGTGTTTAGCAAAATCAAGGACATCGAAGAACTCAGCGACAAGCTCACCCTGATTCTGGTACACAGCCGCATTATTACCGTACACAATCGGCGATTCGTCGCGGTTAAACAGGAGGTCCAGATACGTCACTTCATTCACGTTGACATGGCACGGCAAGGTCGTCAGGACTTGCTTAATCGGAGATTCAGCCCTTATCGAAACTCTCTTGATGATATACTGCGAAAAACCACGATAGCGCTTAGTCGAAAAGCGGCTCTTCACAAGTTCAAGCGAGCCGTCTTCACCCGTCGGGTCATACGCAGAAACACCGGAGAAATCATAAACGCCGTTGCCGACTGCGATATATAGATGATCGCGGTCAGGTTCAATGATCGCCTGCACTGGGGCGGGGAATTCCCAAAGCAGGGCAGGCATGACATCGAAGCCGAACTCGTAATAACACGGCATACATTGATTCCAAGCGTTGTCGTTCGGGATAATGACAAGCATATTTCTCGCAGGTAAATGCCAAATTCCGCTGTAATCATGATTCATGTGCTCGCGGACCCAAGGATTGACGTTCGGCAAAGCCTCGGCGGGAGAAATCTCTTCGTATCCCTGAGTTCCCTGCAACAACCGCAGGCCCTTGTGATCGTCGAGATAATAGATAAAACCGGCGACAGCGCACGCGCAGTGATGGTTCGCAACAGCTTCGTCGCGCGTAATTTCCTTAATTGACCAGTCGGGATATTCGCCGATCAAACGGAAAATACCGTGTTCCTTGAACACGATCACGTCAGTCAGAGCCGGCACAATCGCCGTAATTGCCCCGGCGACCTTGTACCCAATCTGTACTTCTACGGGGTCAGCGTCGGTTGGGCTGACGGGAACAGCCCATTGTGTAGGATCGCCCACAGCGCAGCCGTGAATCGTGTCGCTTCCGTGATATGAGCAGTACACGCGGCCTGCTCTGGTATAAACAACGTCAGCATTAGGAGCGCCGGTAATAGTCGTCAGCGTCGTGCCGTCATACTCTTGAAGCGTGCTGTGCGACGCGATATAGAGCTTACCGCCGAACTCACACCACATAGGCCGCCAACCACCGGTAAGCGTACCGATTTCAGCAGTTTCATCATCACTGCTAAGAGCAACAGACCAGAGCTTTTTGTCATTCGTTACGGCAAGGAGCTTGCCGCCGAACCAATACATGCTCTTTACCCGCGACGAGAAATCTGCAAGCGGTTCGCCAATACCGGCACGAGTTCGCAGTTTCCCGGGAGTGCTGCTGTACGTCATGTTGACGCACTCAGCCAACTCATTCTCTGAAAGTTGTTCCGGCGGCAGACGCAAGTTCAGGCCGCCAGCGAAGTTCGAGAAGTCGAGAAGGGAAGGCTGAACGGTCGATAAGGCCCGCCTCATGACTTGCCGCCTCCTGGCATAAGGGCTTCAAGCGCCTGCAAAATGCTCTGTTCCTTCGACGTGTCGAATTCGTCTCGATTGAGGAGCAGCATACAGGCCGCCGTCACGATGGCGTCGAAGTAGATTTCGTCAAAGGGGATAACGTCAGTCAGGGACGAAAGCCCCTGGCCGCGTGTCGCCCAGTAGCGCACTGTGACTGCGTTCGCGCCGGTCGAGGTGCGGAAGACGGGACCTTCGCGCCAGACCGGCCACTGACCAACAAAGGAGTGGAAATTTTCGGGGATCGCCGCGTAATCCACGACATCTTCCGTCACGATCATCTCAGGCGACTTCCGAGCGATCAACACCTGCGAAAGATACCGGCACGCCGTCGCCACGTCGGCGACGATCTCTTCGTCGGTGTAGTTGATCTTGTCGCGGTCGTTGACTCTCATACGGATGACCGCGCCCGCATCGTTAATAGTTTTAGGCATTGGGGTTGTAACCTCCCCAGAGTTTCTTCGTGGCTACGTTCTCCCAGCGCTGCACCTTGCTTGTCTGTGCCGCCTTGTCGCTCACGGTCTGCGCCAGCTCGAAATTGCCTTGCAGGAGCGCTGCCGTGATCCGCGCCAGGGGGAGCTCGAAATATTCCGGCACGTCGATCTCGTCTTCCAGTGCCGTCAGGCGTTCCGGCCGGTAACGGTACGTGAGCAGCACCGGCGATTCCGGTGAGACGATCTGACTGTTCTCGAAGCGGTATTCCCGGCTGAACGGTCCCGTCTCGTAGTTTGATTCCATCAGGCCGGTGTAGCACTGCACCGACACAACACTGCGGAAGTCTTCCGGCAGGGCAGCGCGATCGTCTTCGAGCTCCAGTTCTGCCTCTTTGACAAGGGCAGGAGAAAAAAACTCGTCGCACGATGTGACGAGCATATCGAGCGCGGACTGCAATGCCGTCATGCACTCATAGTCGCTGTATGTTGTGTGCTTCGCGTCGCCCACAGCGACGCGGGCTTTCTGGCAAATATCGAGTGCGGTCATGTGGCCACCTTCCAATGCGGATAGCGCGCAACGAGTCGGTGTAGTGCCTTCTTGTCGTTGCGGTTGTAGTACCAGGCCTTCGCGTCTTCATCTCCGGCCATGAGCAGGGCGAAGAACTCGTCCTGCGGAATTGAATATTTGTACTGCGCCTGCGCGCTGCCGTGCTTATCGCGGATCATTCCGCGCGTACCGCCGAGCGCCGAGCGCAGTTCATGACAACGGCGACGGTACACGTCATCATTGATGATCTTCGTGATGGTGTACTCGTCGCCGTTTTTAATATTCATAAACGTTTGGACCGGATTTTGTACCTCCAGCCCGCTCATTTTACGGAGTCGGCAGCGTGCCGTTAAGGTCGGTGATGCGGGCGCTGGCCTTCTCGGCGCGGACTTCCAGGGTAAGCTCGCCGATAATGATCTGCTCGGTCGCGTCTTTGCTCTTCGGGAGTTCTTCGCGCTTGAACGGACGCAGATAGGACGTTCCCATGTACTCAGTGCTGAGGACATAAACGTCCGTGTCGGGCAGCCAGCGGTCCGTCAAGACTCTCTGAATTCCGAAGTCGCCCTCGAAGACGTCGATCGTCGCGACGATCTTTTTCGCCTCGGCCTTCTGCGTGCGCTCGGTGCTGAGAGGCAGCAGTGCCGACAAAATGCGCTTGTTGCGGGGGGATGCGACGATGATGTCAGGATCGCCGCCCTGCTTATAGACGGCCTCCAACGTATTGTTCAGCAGGTCGTAGGTGAGATCGCGCGCCGTGCCGCTGTTGTCCTGGGTGTTGGTTTTGAGATAGTACGGCAGCCCGGCCATTTTGCGGGCGGTGCTGGCGTTGCCTAGGACCTTTTTATTGTTTCTGATGATCGCGTGCTCAACGTCCATGGCGAGCACTTTCATGGCCTTTGACATTTCATAGGCCAGCTTATTGCTCATGTTGTATCTCTTCGTCGCCATGTTCGTATCAGTGATGCCATAGCCGCGGCTGAAAATCTGCGTCACGTTGTCGAGCAGCGTCGTCTCGCCGGGATCGGTGACGGTGTACGCAGCGCCTTCAACCTGGGCGTTGTCAACGGGCGCGGGGAGATCGTCCTCTTCCCAGCTATGTTTAACCTGCACAGCCTTAGGGGCGCGTCCGATGTAGGTGTAGATCGGCGTGTCGCTCGGGCTGATGTTGGTGATCATGTTGGTGAGGTCGATGACCTTCGCCGTCGCATTATACTGAGTGGATGCCATGTGATTACCTCCTATTTGTCATTGAAAAAAGTCTCTTGGAGCATCCGGACTTTCGTGTCGGCGTCTGCCGATTTCCATTCCTTCATGCCCCAACCTGAACTACCCTGATCGCCGCCTCCGCTGCCGTTGATGAGACGCGGGGGCTCGGCGACTTCCTTCTGCTGTTTCGGCGCCGGCGTGCCTTTCGCGGCCTTGTACCTGTCCACGAACTGCTTGTACACGCCCTTGATGCGGACAGGATCACCGCTGCGCAAGTCGTTCATAACCTTGTTTGCCACGCCCACCGGAAGATTGTTCAGTTCTGCCAGGGCCCAGCGGTCGATCACGGCAAAGTCGCTGCCGTACTCCTGCTGGAGTTCGCCCATCACCTGCGCGTAGTTCTGCTGTGCGGCCTGCATTTGCATCTGTTGATTGCGGGCCTGCGCCTGCTGCTCGAACGCGGCGCGCTGGAACTCGCCGGCGACGAGCGAGACCATGATGTTGTGATCGGCGTTGAACTCGTCGATGGATTCCACGCCGAGACGACGTGCGGCCTCTTTTTTGACCGCATTGTTGAACTCCTGCATCGCGTCTGCGGGCGGCGTCTGCTGTCCTTCGGCCTGCTGCGGCTGCTGTGCGGGCGGCTGGTTCTGGCGGGCTTTGAGCGCTTTCAGTTCCTCCAGCTGCGGGCGGATCGTCTCGTTGAAGTACCTCATGTCGCGTTCGTGGACGATGCGTGCGGCCTCGGGCAGGCGTGCGCTGTCTACCTCTTCGGGCGAGAGAAGAAGAAATTCCTCGGGCGTGTACAAGCCGGGGGCTTCGCCGGCCGGTGTTCCTTCTGCGGCACCTTCCGTCGCTTCCGCTTTTTCTGCGGGCTGCTGCTTTTCGTTCTCCGTTCCATCATTTCGTGAACTGGCCGCATTGTCCGCCTCTTCGTTTTCGTCCGGCTCATCAACGTCTTTGAAGAACGACTCCCGGAGAACGTCCTGCTGTTCTTCGTCGGTCAGCTGGCCGAATGATTTCTGAGGTTCGGCGGCCGGTGCGGGTTCCGCCTGCGGGGCCGGAGTCTGCTGCTCGGTAGTATCGTTATCCATTTCTGGTCTCCTCCATCATTAAATCTTTTTCAGCGATCATGCCGTCTGATGCGGCTGCCTGTAGAAAGCTCTTAAAATCGGCCGTCGTCTGGGCGATGTGACGCGACTGGATCATTGCCGTGGCGTCACGTTCCAGACAGGCCTCCCATAGCTTTTGTTTCTGTTCCTGCTCAAAGTCATCAAAAAAGGACAGGGCGACGCGCGCCTGCTGTCCTTTGGCTATAAGTTGTTCGAGCTGGAGCCTTCGCGTGTTATCCAAGCGGGGGACCTCCCATTCCCGGCGGTTCGCTCATGCCGGCCTGCTGCATGGCGGCGGCAATGCCCGCCTGTGCGCCGGCGTTTCCTGCCGTCTGCATGGCGTTCGGATCGCCGGCCGCGATTTGCTGCTGCATTTGCTGTTGTCCTTGCATGGCCTGCTGCTGCGCCATTGCCTGCTGCTGCTGGAGCATTTGCTGCATTTGCATTTGCTGGATTTCTTCCGGGCTGCGCAAAAACGTTCTCGCGTCCTTCCAGCCGAGGAGTTCAAGCAGACGGACGGCCGCGCGTGAGAAGTCGCCGGGGTTGGCGATCCCGAGCCGCATTGCGAATGGGAACATTTCGCGCAGATAGCTTGTGAGCACGTTCGTCGTCTGTTCCTTTTCTCCGAGGCCGACGTCGGCATTGACGACTATATCGAAATTCCCTTCCAAGTCATCGGGCTGGATTTGCAGCGGCTTGTCCAGGAGCCGGATCACCTGAGCTTCGTCGATGTACGTCTGGTTCAGACGGATCAGGAACTTGTACAAATCGGCCACGCCGGTTTCGCATATCGTCTTTATGATGTGATTGATACGCTGGGCCGACGACTTCATGATCAGACTGATCCCCGTGGCCGTTTTGTTGAGCGTGTTCGCGTCCGTCCCCTGGTTGTAGCGCGTGCGGCCGGTCCACTCCTCTTCGACGCTGCGGAAATACTCGATGAAGTTCATCGTCCACGGCGCCAGCGGGACCGTCGGCATGGGCTGCACAGACTGTCCGGGCTGGCCGGCCACGCGAATGAACTCTTTGTCGTTCACTACGTCGTCGAGATTGACCTTGCTCGGGTCGATGAACGTTCTCGGCTTGTTGTTCGTGCTGATGTTCATCAACACCTGCCGGATCATCGCCGTGCGTATGCCCTGTAATTCTCCCTCAATGTCGGCCATTGACGATTCCGGGAGCACCCGTGCGCTGTCGTGCTGCGAGGAAATCGAGAAGAAGGGGAGACGCCCGAGCGGGTTTTGCTCGATGCGCAGCACGCGATCGCCGGCCAGCGTGACGATAAGGTCTTCGAGCACGCCGTCGTCGTCCACGTCGATCTTCACGTAGCACTCGTGCAGCTCCACGCGTTTGCGCGCGTCCTCCGTCTCCGTTGTTGGGTAGTTCTCCAAATCAGGATTGAGAACGCGATCCGCTTCTTCGTAGTCGATCACGCCGGCCTCGTCCAGTGCGCGTCTGGCTTCGTTCTTATCGTAGACGCCCTCTTTCGCGCCGCGCATGAGCACATCGCCGGTGACGATTTGACGCTGCGCGACGTACAGGCTTTCGTTGAGATTGCGCGCCTCGGGCAGCCAGCGCATGTCGAACGGGCTCACGCTGTCGATCACAGGTTTGTTGTCCGTCGTCACCATGCGGCGCAGGGCGACGGGATAATCGCCGAAATAATCGGGCTGGCCGATCTGCACGATCTCCACGCCCGGCGTCTGCGCCAGGAGCATGAGACGATCCTGCGGCACGTTGACGAGCTCTTCCTTCGGCTGCGTGACGCGCGACCACCAACATTTCAGCACGCCGAGGTCGTACACATAGGCGTCCGTGAACCAGGAGCTGAATTCGAGAAAGCCTTCATTCGCCTGCTCAATCTGCCACTTGATGAGTTGCCCCATCGTCTCGGCGTTGTCGGCGTCGCTCTGTCCTTGTCCGACGACAGAAATCACTTTCTGCGTGCCGAAGAAGCTGTCCAGCGTCTGCGCCAGCGCCCACTGCACCCACGCGTACATATCGTGGCTCGTGTAATCGCTGAACGTCAGGCGCGGGAACATGCGCTTGTAGTAGTCCTTGTCGGCCGTGTAGATTTCGCGTCGATGCAGGAGCACCGGCTCAATCTTCGACTGATAAAAGCTCTCGGCGCGGTCGCGGTCAGCGAGGACGATCTGCCTCACCCGCTCCCGCGCCTGAGCAGAGAGCTTGAGCGGCATGACCTGTCCGCTAGGCGTTCGCGAGAACGTACTTAAGCCAGGCGATCGCGAGCGGAATAAGCGCGGGATCCTTCGTGTCGGCCCACTGCTTCAGCTCGTCCACAGTCATCGTCGCGTTAGTCGCGGGAATTCCGTCGTAACCTTCAGCCGTAAGTTCAAGAGATACCATAGTTTTGCCTCCTACATGTTCCCGTATCCGGGAAGATCGTACTCCTCGAATGAGGAGCCATTGACCGGCGCGTCTGCGATCTGCTCGACGTAGGCCAGCGCGTCTATCAAATCATCGTGTGCGCCGGCCGGAAATGCGAGCAGTTCGCCCTCCATCTCTTCGAGCCAGCCCGCGCCCGCGGGGAACCAGACGGAACCCACAGCGAAACGCGGCTGCAACACGTCGATTCTGAGTTCTTTTTTTGCCCCTGCCGTGAGGGGCTTGATCGTGAAGAAGACGTTGCGGCGCGGCATTTCCTTTTCGAGGAAGTCCATCATGGCCGCCTGGTACTGCACCTTTTCAATGCCGACGACCAATGGCCGCCACTTCTGCACCATTCTGAAAATCTCGTCCATGTGCTCAACCGGCGTGACGCGCCCGTACCAGCAGTCCAACACCTGCCACATACCCTCTGACGTGACACCGACGACGCAGCAGACAGAATAGTCCGCACCGTCCGCCTTGCTCGATGCGAGGTCCACCGTCATGTACACACTCAACTCGTCGCGCCGCAGCGTGCGCGGGTCGTAATACCTGAACATGTCGCGCCTGAAACGCTGGGCATCCGGCGCCCGTGCCTCGCAGAGCATTTCCCTGTACCAGACGTCGGCCATGCCCTTCTGCGCGAAAGCCGCTTTCTGCGCCAGAATGTCTTCCAGCGAGTATCGTGCCGGCCACGTGCTGTGCATGACGCCCTGCTCGTCCACCGTGTATTTCGGCACGCGTTCGGCCTCAAAGCCCCAGGCGTCGGCGTCGCGGATCATGCGCTCTATGATCGATCTCTCCCCGAGGTTATTGCCGATCATGAAGATGCGCGACTCGTGCCCGAGGAAGTAGATGTCCGACATGAACCATTTCCAATCGCTTTCGCAGACGGTCTCGCTGCTCACGTCTTCCAGGTCCTGAATGTCGTCACAGACGATCAAGTCCGGCCGTTTTGCCTGCCATGATAGTCCGCGGATCGCGCCGCCCTTGCCGAACGCCGCGATCCTCACCTGAAAGCCGTTATGATACCGGACCTGGAAGGCGTTCCCCGAGTCCTCGACAATATCGGGCAGTCCTTCAGCCTGCATCATGAGGTCGGGGCGGGCTTGCCATTCTCGGGAGGTTTCACGGAGCAGCGCCGCGGCCAGGTCCTTTGTCGCTCGAATAATGACGATGAACTGACGCGCCGGATCGGGGAACGTGAGCGCGTGCAGCAGATTTCCCCGGAGCGCGTATTGTGTTTTCGCGCTCTCTCTGAACGCCTCGATCGCGAAGTTGCGCGAGCCTTTCAGAATGATGTCGCTCCATCGGAAATGCGCCGGCATGGGGGCCACGTCTCCGGGAGACGCGAGAAGCGAGGACCGGAAGACGACGAGAGAATCCTTGCTGGCTACTTTTCGGGCCGCCAGCTCGAAGGCGCGGTCTTCCGGCGGGATGTCTTTAAGACTTACCACTCAGCACCGCCTCCGCGATCTGGCTGGCACGTTGCAGCAGCTTTGTCGTCATTTCCGCGTCCATGATGAGCACGGGGCCCTGATCCGGACCGGAGATTTCCTGACGCTCCACAAAATCAGCCTCCGATTTGCCGAGAAGTTCAGACGCTTTGAGACGATCCTGCGTCCTTTCGCCTTTGTCCCGCGCGATCTCGCTCCACATGGTTTGCCGCTCTTCGCGCGTCATAATCAGGGGTTGTATGCGCCTGTTTTCTCGCTCCTGAATTGCTGTTCGGATTCCAACATTTTTCAACAGGCGCTGGCCGGCTGAATAGGCCGTCTTCTCCGAGTACCCCGCCGCGATGGCGGCTTTTGTGGCATTGCCGTCATAGGCGTCGACAAAACGCTGCTGTTTTGCCGTCAATTTTCCCGCCATCGCTTTCAGCTCCTTTCAGCCATAGAAAAGGCCGGGGCCTCATTCGTCGAGGTCTCGGCCTTCCGCACAGGGGTCTTTCATGCGTTCTATCTCTTGTCCCGTTCATCACAGTTTACACTTTATCACAGACGAGGGGGACATTGGGGGACATCTTTTGCGAAATGGCCGAAATTCCGCGTCGATGCAGCCTTTTCACATGCCGGTACGTGTAGTTCATTTCACAGGCGATTTTCTCCATCCGCGCGCCCTGCACGTACCGCATATACAGCAGCGTGCTCAGTCGTTCATCGTCGAGAGAGTTGATCGTCTGCGTGATCTCGTCGACCGCTGCCGTATACTCCGCGACTTTACCGGCGATCTTCTGGTCCATCGTCACCAGGCCGAGCACCGTGTCGGCGATCGTCGAATGCTCCCCACCACGTGAGGGCGACTTGGAATAATCCGTCCCGCGCACGCCGGCCGCCAGCGATTCGAGCTCGTCGCGCTGCCGTTGCAGCTTTTCAATCTTGATTCGCAACCAGTACGCGCGCGAGAGCCACTTGATCGTTTCTTTCTCGGTCATTCAAACCTCCTCACGATGATGTGCGTTTTGTCTTCTTCGCCGTGCTCCCGCCTGGCGTGCAGTTCACACACCTGCTTGTCATTCTTGATGACGCCGGCGGGAGCGAGACAGTCCTGCAAAATCTTGATGCGGTTGTCTACGTCCCACGGCCGGTGATCGCGCTGGGTGAAGCAGATTTCGACGCAGACGGGGCCGGTGTAAGGGCTTTTGTTTTTTCGGAGAGTGTCCATCACGAAAATTGCCTGACGCTGAAACTCCTTCGCCTCTGCCGTCTTGTACCGCACGTTCCGCCCCGTGCGGTAGGCATGATTGACCGTCGGCGGCAGCCCGTCGAGCGTCACGTCCAGAAGAATCATCGCCACGCCTCGACCAGTTTCGCCGCGTGATTGTACGCCTGCTGGATCGTCGATCGCAGCGCCCGAAGTTCCTTCGCGCTGAGAGCTTTGCCCTCGGTGATCTTCATTTGCTCGACGTGCCCGACGTAGGCGCGCGCGTCCGCCAGCGACGTGATGGCCTTGAGCAGGTATTCGAGATCCTTAGTCATGCGCCACCTCCAGCAGTTCAGGATTGTCGTAGATGTTGCCGATTACTTGCATAAAACTATTACGCAATCCTAAATTCAGGCTTCTATCAATAACAAACTGTGCATTTGCATCAAGCCATTCAACAAGTGTCGGTTTTCTCCAACCATCAACTTTGACAATATCGCCCTCATAGATTTCTTTGCCGTTGCTATCCAACAACCCCGTGAACTGCCCGACGGTGTCGGTATCGACATGCTGTAACGCACCGTCTGCAAGAGAGATAAAACACATGCCTTCGACTGTTACAAACAAGTTGCCGTAGTACCATTTACTTCGCCATTTCCCACGAAACTTGATCTCACGCATCGTCATAATCTCCCGCGTTATAAACGACTTCTTCGAAGTCAATCCATGACCTAATGACTAACTTCGCCTCTTCGACTGTGATTTTGTTCGATTTGGCGAGTGTCTGCGCGTATTCTTCGAGTTTGCTATTCCATTTGATTTCACGCATCGCCGTTACCCTCCAGAAAATCAGTTAAATCAGCAACAAGATTTTTAACAGCATCAGCGTCAAGCATGACAACAGCTTTTACGCGCCCCTTGCCGTCTGAAATCGAAATTAGCGCACGGGCAAGTTTTCAGTTCGATCATTCTTCTTCCTCCGGTCTATCATTCCATAAACTAATTGCTTCATCTTCCGTCTGTGCCATCGGCCCGCGTGCGCCGCAATCTGGACAACAGGCAAAAATGTATTCGCATTTGTACGCCCCATACGTGTAATAATCAGTCGCCGTTTGAATATCTTCACTCAGACAAAACGGGCAATGCACAATCTGCGGCTTGCTCATTCTTCTGCCTCCCACGACAACCGATATTCCTCTGGATACGTTCGCCCGACACATGAGACGTACAGATCACGAAAAAAACGCGCCGCCTTTCGTGCCTCGTCGCGCTCGCACTGATACTGAAAGCACGCCTCCTGTAACACTCGCCTCTGTTCCCGCAGTTCGTTCCGCTGTCTGCAAGCTAATTTCAACGCCGCATCAAATTTCACTTCACTCATCCAGCACACGCCCCTCGTTCCACAGCTGCACAGCCTCCTCGGCGAGCTTACAGTCGTCCGTCATGGCCCCGCACTTCCGGCACTGCACGTAATGCAGCCCGTCCTCCGTGCGGATCAGTTCGGCGTCGCTGTGGCTGCACCGCGGGCACGCGCCCAGCGGTTCGGGCAGTTCTTCCGACGCGTAGACTTTGTACCCACCTTTCGCCGTTTTCAGCCACACGCTGTACGGCGTCACGCTCTTAAAATCACGGTACTGAGTGCGCAGCCATCGCCTCAGCACGACGCGCCGGCGCTTCCAGCTTTTCGGCGGCAGCACGAGCAGATCGAGCAGCTTGTTCCGCTCGTCCATCATCGCGAAGTAGTCGGAGTTCAGCTGCTTGTTCCTGTCGATGAGACAGTTCACGCGATCGCCGAGCCTGCGATTCTCGCCTTCCAGAGCTCGCGCTTCCTTCGCGCAGTTTCCGACTTGTTCTTCGCACTTTTCCTCCGTCAACCGGAGCAGTTCCCGTGTCTTTTCGAGCACTGCCTCCAGCTCACGGATGCGCGACCACGGCCAAATGTTCAGCATGATTCAAACTCCGTGATCGGGGCCGCAAGCGCGATCTGGCAGGCCAGTTTGTGTGCCAGTGCATACGCTTTTTCCCACGAGTCAAACGTTTTGCTCTGATAAGGGCAATTCTCTCGCCCGACTCTTACGCGAACACACCACAAATCACGACTTTTTTCGCAATCGACCAGTCCCGCGGAAATTTCTGTAATTTCACTCGCAGGAACAAACGTTCCAGGTCTACATTCAAAAAATCTCATCCTAACTGACCTCCCTCAAATTTTCGCCCGTGCAGTTGGCGATCGTTCCGTAATGACTGATACGGTCGAAAATGCGCTCGCCGTATCTCTCAACAAAATCCTTCACGCTCAGGTTCCCCGTGATCACCGTCGGTTTGAGATTGTCGTACCGCTCCGAGATCACATAGTTTACGCGAGCCTTCCCCGCCGGCGTCGCATCCTCGCTGGCAAGATCGTCAAGCACCAGAAACGGCGCATGCGCCGCCAGCTCCGCGCTGTCGCGCTCGTTCACCAGCTTGTAGATGTGCATCCAGCACAAAGCCCGCGCCGCGTCGTCGGCAAACTCCTGCCAGCGGTTACTCGTCTGCCACAGGTCCTTCGGGCTGTTTTGCAGCACCCACCGCAGATACGCGCGCGCTGCGGCGTATGACTTGCCGATCCCTTTAGCGCCGAGCAGCAGCAGGATCGGCTTGTGCTGCCAGTGCCATGAGTGCGCGGCCGTGAGCGCTTCCGTCTGTTTCGTCTCAAACAGCGCGTTGCGGTGGATCGCGGGGATCGCCGATGCCGTGAGCGAGTTGTAGAAAAAGTCACGCAGCTGCCGACGCTGCCACTTGCCATACGGGCAATCCGCGGCCATGAGCCAGCAGGCGCAGGAGAGCTCCCTGCCGGCCTCGTCCGTCGTGTGCAGCCTGCCGTCCCAACATTCGCCCGGGCACTCTGTGAACCGGTCGGCGAAAAGCCGCTGGCGCGTCTCGGCCTCACGCTGGATCTTCTGAATGATGGCGTCGAGATACGTTGTCACAGAATCGCCGGTACCATTCCCCGGCGGGGTCTGGACTTCCGGCTGAGAGCCATTTTGCGTAAACATTTGCGTCGCCTCCAAAGTTTTGCGCGATGAAATTCCTCTCGTCCTCAAACTGCTCAGGCGACTGCGGCTCCGCCATGCCGCCATAGCCGCCCGGCGGACCTTCGAGAAAATCTTTCCATGCGGCGGCCGGCCCGAAGAACGTCGAGCCCATCTTGATGTACCTCGGCTCCGTACACTCCGCCTTCAGCCTGGCAAGATACCCTTTCAGCCCCCTGGCAAACTCCTCGAAAGACACGCCGTTTTGCCGCTGCGCAATATAGCCCTTCATCGCAGCGGCTTTTCCCTCCTTGCGGGGATACACAGACCAAAGACGTTCGAACTCACCCTCATAATCAAACTTTTCGGCCGTGCCGGATTGTTTGATATTCGGCTCGAATGGACGTATGTTTTTATATTCTTCTCTATTCTTCTCTTCTCTTCTCTTCTCTTCTCTTAGCGTGGAATTCCGCGCAGTTCCATTTTCTTCCGTGGAAGTCGCGGGAATTCCGTGGAATTCCTTGGAACTTTTTGGAATTCCGCTGACCGCTTCGGAATTTTTCGGAGCTTCCGCGCTGTTTCTTTTTCGTTCGCGGTCCCTCTCCCGCTTTAGTTCCAGAGCTCCGGAATACTCGTCCCAGTCGTGCAGGATCAGCGTGCCGTCCTCCCTGCGTTCCAGAAAACCGACCCCGCAGCTTGAACATGACAGCAGCGCTTCCACAAACTTCCCCGGCTCTCCGTCAAAGTGCGCGGCGTCCGCCAGATCGTCCGCGTCGATATTCTTGAGTTCGCCGTCAGGAAAAATACGCATCGCCCATCCCCACAGCCTGATCAAATGGCCGACAGTCTGCTCGGGCGATATGCCGAGAGCACGGGCAAGACGGCGTGTCTTGGGATGTTCAAAAATGCTCGCGTCAACTTTGAGCCAGTTCAAGCCGGCCATGATGTCTTCATCCTCTCGTCAATCGGTGCTGCGGACACAGAGATATTCTCTGCGTCCGCTCATTTTTTGCCTTACACACTGCCGTTTTCGTCGCTCATCATTTCCGGCGGAACAGGCTCCTCCGCCATTTCGGGGCGATAACTGCGCGGCTGCGGCATCTCCTCCCGGTGCTTCTCGTCGAAGCGATCCTGCAAGGATTGCGCTTCATTTGGTCTATAAAGATCAGTCTCTTCTTCCACAGCAGGTTCAGGGTTTTCTGCCGGGGCTCCTTCATGCACTTCCTCCGTCAGTTCCGCCTCGATCGGCTGAGCCTTTTCGCTCATCGTGTTCAGCCGGCCGATCGCGCTGCTGCTTTCGACCGCGGCCTCGTCATTCGACTCGACCGCTTCCTCCTCCGACTTAAAGCCCATCATCAGATCAGGCGCGTAGATACGGCCGAAGAACGCCGCCGCGCGGTAGGTCATCATCACCTCCGGCATCGTCTGCCACTTACTGCCGTTCTTGCGCATCCAGCCTTCCTTCTCCGCCATCTCGATCGTCACCTCGGGGCCCTCCAGCACCTCGCCGCTTTTCAGCTCCTTGGCAAAAGCGCGGCAGCCGATCAGCCTGCCCTTTTCGTCATAGCGCTTTTTATACTTCAGCGGCGAATACCTTCCGCACGCCTGGATCGCGGCGATGATGAACTGACTCGAAAAGGCCGGCTTGCCCTGCACGATGTACAGATGCTGCATGATCATGAAGATCGACGTCTTCAGCCGGCTGGCAAGCTCCAGCGCAATCATGCAGTTCGGCTGCCCATCAGGACCGCGAAAAGCTCCGGGAACAATCGACGAACTGCTCAGACATTTCGACATTCGCCAGGCGTTGGAGAACGAGTCGAAGTTCTCAAACGGGCAAATACTGCCGTTTCCCTGCGAAGAAGCCACAAGCGCAGCAGGACGTTCTTCCTGTGCAAGATTCTGAGTATTGGTGTTTTCGTTCATGACCATAGCCTCCTATAAGGTGATCTGCGCCCAGCGGGGCAGTTCGATCTCTTCAATTTTCGGCGAGTAGCCGCGCCACTGCTTTTGCTCCTCAGCGTTGCGATACACCTGCACGTCCGCCATTGCCTCCGCCCAACCCTGCGCCTTGGCGTCAAGCGAAAGCGTGTAAATACCCACAGCATATGGCGGCTTTTTCTCCACCGCGATAAAGATAAAACCTTCAGCCTCAGCCCCTCCGGCGCGTTCCCACACCTGCCGATACCAGGCATCCTGCACGTGATAGCGAAAGTTCGCCACCGACTTGGCAAACTCCTTCGGGCTGGCGTCCGTCGTCGTCTTCAGGTCCGCCATCACCGCAAACTCAGGATGCCAAATATCCGGCCGGCACTTGCACAGCACCCCTTCGATCTCCGCCCAGGCGCTCTGCTCATGCTGCGAGTTCTCGATCAGCTCACGGGCGATCTGATTCTCCAGCACATTGTCGCGCATCTGGATCAGGGCCGAATAATCCGCCGGCGCCAGCGCCGTCTGCCCCCTTTCGGCGATTTCCGCCCAGGCCCTCTTCCCCTCCGTCGTGCGCTTGCTCAGCGCCGGCGCCTTGACATATTCCTGTGTGAAACGCTCCGGCTCCAGTACCAGCGTGTGAAACGCCGTGCCAAAGATCATCGCATCCGTCGGCGCCTCCTTCACGATCTTCGAGGCATGGTAGTGCGCCGCCGATCGGTGCAGCAAGTCCAGGTCACTCTTGCTCAGCCCCTCGCACTGGTGATACAGGTCATTGTCGTATCCGGGGATGATCCCCTTTCGAGTCGGTGCTAATGTTTCGCTCATCCCTCGTCCTCCTCTGACGTCCCCGTCTTCATTCCCGGGAGCTGCAGCTGGTTGCTGTCGAAGTCGAAATCCGACAGCATGAACGTATCCTCCGACTTCTGCACCACCACCCGGCCGTAGCCAAAACATTCGCCGCACCTGTGCCAGTTGGCCTGAGCGTCAAGCACATGCCCCAGACCGTGACATTCCTTGCACAGCTTCACCTTCATGTCACTCGTGAACTTAATCTTGTTCGCGCTCCTCATCGCCCTGCCTCCGTCGCAAGAATATTACGGATAAACGCCACCTTCAGACCGTTGATCGCGCCCTCTTTGGCGAAGAATGCCGCCTTGCGCTCCGCCTTCATCCTCAGTTCCCGCTCGCGCACAAGCTGCTCCGCCATCAGCAGCGGGTGCGGCAGACTTGCCATCGCCACTGTCTTTGCTGCATCGTGGTCCCCAGTGCGTTCCGGATGCCTCATGTAGTCGTGCAAATCGCGGACGATCTTGCGCAGTTCGGTGTAGTCGATTTTCTCGGTCATTTTTCGTCCTCCTCCAGGCGATTCAGGTGATTTTCCACGAGTGTAAGATTTCCAAACGTTCGTGACAGCCGAGCCAGCACGTCTTTCGAAATCACAGATTTTTCAGGGAGCTCCATGAGCGCCTTGATATCGTTCTTGGCATCCCGCAGATCTTGTTTCGCCCTGCTTACGGCGTTCAGCCTTTCAAAGTCTGTCATTGTTTCCTCCTGTTGTGCTATAATCAGGAGTGAGCCCTGCATCAGGTCTCACTCGCCTTTGAGCCGCCGCGCCCGCCAGCGCTGTGGCTCTCTTTTTTTGCATCTCCGCCTCGCTCAAGCCCAGCACCCGGCACAGCTCCGTGACCGTCCGCGGCTGGGGGATCGCGTGTCCCCTTTCGATGCGGTCCAGCGTCCCCCAGGAACAGCCCGCGTAATCCGCGACCACCTTCAGCGTCAGCTTCTGCGCCCTCCGTGCGTTGGCGAAGATCGCCCCATACGCCTCAGGCGTCATCTGCCTGGGCTGCTTCTTCTCAAGCTCAGGACGATCCTCCAGGGGCCGTTTCTTCACAGGCTTTTTCTTTTCGAAGCCGAACTCGTCCGGATCAAAGCCGAACTCCTCGCACAGCCTGCGAAAGTACGGGCTTTTTGGTGTCGTGCCGATGTCGCACAGGTTGTGCGCCGTCGCAGGCCTGATTTTCAACAGCTTCGCCAGATCGGAGGCCGTCATCCCCAGCTCACTCATCGCCTCCTGCAGCTTGGCGGCGAAGCATCGCCTTGCGTCTTCGTTCGACATCAGAACCAGTCCCCCTGATCGTCGTCGTGACGGTCCAGAAAGTGCGCCAGGTACAGCCCGCTGATGACGATCAGCGCCGCAAAAAATCCCAGGATCCCCAGCACAAACCAAAACCACATATCAAACCAGTTCATGCGTTCTCACTCCCTGCTTCATACTTCTTAATCAGCCTGTTGATCATCATGCTCACCGTCCGCAGCTCTGACAGAACGCACTTGATCCGCCCGTTGACCAGTTCAGGCTTCACCGCAGGCATTGCAAACGTTTCTTGCTGACACAGCAGCAGCTCCTTCACGGCTGCTGTCAAACAGTTCCTGGCTTTTTCACCAGGCCCCTGCGCAGGCATCCTCATCCGAAAAACCGTTCCGCCCATGCCCAGAACCGTTCGCGAAGCGTCAGCCGATGCGCTGCCACGCGAACACCGTCCACGCGCTCATACCGCACCCTCGACTGCTCATACCGCGCTCGCGTCTTGCTCATCGTGATTCCTCCTCAAAGAGTTCTAATTGCTTGGGCTGCTCATACGCTCGTCGATTCCATGCCTGCACGGCGGCCAAAGCCGAGTAATGCGGAGCTCCCCACGGTTCAGCGTTTTCGACCTTTCCTGGAAACGAGAAATTATTCATTCCGCATTTATAGCAGCACACGAACCAAACCGTGATCGTGGGCTTGTACCAGTTACCAGGAGTACAGATGCCCAGCTCGTCCGTTTCACCGCAGCACGGGCACGGTTTAACCTCAATCTCGTGCGCCTTGTTGTTCTCGTCGTAAACTTTGACACGCTTGCTCATCCTCACACCCGCTTCCATTGCCGCTTCTTCGCAAGAGTGTCCAGAAACGCCTGCGCCTCGTCTTCCCGGCGCCACGCCAGCTCCGCGATCGCCGTCTCGCCCAGATGCCCCGGGAACGGTCCGTGTCCGCGGTAGATCCTCCACAGCCCGTTGGCATCGTCCCAATGAATATGGATGATGCTGCGGTTGCCGATCTCGCGATACTTATCGCCCAGCATGGCGAGTCCTCCAGACGTCGATCAGCCACGCTGCCGCCAAAACGGGAACAAACGCCCACGCCGCTGAGATCAGCGCGATCTCACATGCTGCCTGCTCTGCGATGATGTTCATGCTGCTGCCGCCTTTCTGCTGATTCTGCTGGCGCGGATCAGGCGCCCCGCCGCCTCGATGTGCAGCTTCTCCGCCCAGATGATGTTGACCGCCATCATGTAGCACTTGCGCGCCCTTACGCGCTCCGCGTCGTCCTTCGCCCGCCCCGCCAGGCGCAGCGTCTTGCCATAGTGCAGCATCCGGTGCGCGTACTGCCGCCACCCGTCGGCGATCGCGCCGCCGTAGCTGATGATCTCTCTCGCCTTCGTCATGCCTATCCCTCCAACAGACCAATCACCGGCCACGCCAGCCAGACCGCGCCGATAGCAACCACCGTCACCGCTGCCAGCAGCGGATTGCCCGCTGGCAGCGCCGCTATGTTCGCAATGCTCAGAAACGCCAGCATCTTCATTTTCTATGACCTCCTCTTCCGATGCTGCAGGATCGCCGGCTGGATCGACCGGTACGCCCACAGCTTGCGCCCGCCCCGCCCGATCGACGTCTCCCCGTCAGGGATCACACCGTCGTCGATCATCCGCCGCACCGTGCTGACCGAGACGCCGATCAGCCTGGCCACGTCCTTGATGCTCAGGTTGCGGTCACGCGGATCCTCGACGATCACCTCGTGCGTCCGCAGGTATCCGGCAAGCGTCGCACATAGATCGCCGAGCGTCATCGTCTGCATCGCCTCGCTGAGAGGCGTGTCCATTGCCGTCATTTTTCTCCCCCTTCGCCTACACCCAGCAGCTCGTTGGGCGTTGTGTTGAGTGCTGACGCGAGTTTTAGCAAGATGTCCGCGACCGCTTCCGCGATGCTTCTGATCTCTGCCTCGCTCATGTTGCGCCTCCTGCCCCTCCTACAATTACGCGGGGGCAGACAAGCCTTTTTCCAGAAAGCAGTTGACGAAGTACAACTGCCCCTTTCCCGTAACTTTTGGTGTTTTGCTGATAATGATGTGACCGTCCGGGGCGTTGATGGTGCGTTCTTTGATCTCGAACAGTTTCTGGTCCATCGCCTTCTGCGTTGGCATGTTTCTGGAATCGCCGTTCTTCATCAGCCAACCGTGCGAGCGCAGCCAGTCAAACAACCGCTTTTGCCCGATATCTATGCCGTTCTGCTTGATGAGTTTGGCAAGGTCGCCGATGAGAATACTGGTCTTGCTCTCCGTCACCGCGTCAGCGAAGATAACCTTCGGCTTGTCGATAGTTGCCTGTGCTTCGAGTGCCTTGCGCCTTTCCTGCTCTTGCTTCAATTCCGTAGCCAGCTTGATGATGAAGTCAGGGTTAGTCAGTGTCTTCTCGATGACTTCTGGCGTCATGTACGCGCCATGCCTGCGGATCGTCGGAAGCACCTCGTGAGTGAC